CCCTCACGGGGTACCACGGCGTCAAGCGTCGTTGTCTTTGACACTAGAGCCGGTGCATTTTCGCACTATCTCACTTGAATTACGGAGTTCACCATGTTTGAGTTTGAGCAAAACCCACCTACGCAAGGTCGCATTGACGACCTCTCGGCCATCCTTGCTGGAAACGTTGAGGCTTTTCACGCCTTTTACGCTTTCATCACCTTGCACGGTTGGGCTTATTCAAACACATCCATCCCTGAAGAGCAACGCGCGAGTATTCGCGAGTTCCTCTCACAGGTCATTCCGTAATGGATCGCTCCGTATATGATACGGGCGATGCGTATGGCACTTTTACAGAGCAATCTGTAAAAACGCCCGGTTTTTGGTCCAGAGATTGGGACCGAGAACCGCTACCCCTTAATCCTTATTTGTGGCACCGTCGGGACTGTAAAGATCCGAAGGTGCCCACTTATAATGGGCTACAGGGATGTAGAAACGCGTTCGGGCCTGCTCAATGTCTGACTACGTGGTCCACTGGTGTGCTTACGCTCACCGCTGGCCCCACGTACAAGACTGGGCTCGAATCTTTTGCGTCCGTCGAGCGTGTTGCATCTAATAAATGCTTAAATCACGTTCGCGATCAGGAGATCGACTTAGGAGTATCTCTCGGTGAATACCGAGAGACCGCTTCTTTCGTCGCATCTGCTATGAGGAAAACTGCACGTTCATTCATGCAGTTTAAGCGCGGCAATGTTTCCGGTGCTATGCGCACCCTCACGGGTGAAGCAAACGACGCCTGGCGTGATATACCAGGCGTTGCATCGAATGCATGGCTCGCTTATTCCTACGGACTCTCGCCCTTGGTGAAGGACGTGTATGACAGTGTTGATCTTTATCAGCGACGTTATGAACGGCTTGTCACTATCCCAATAGCACGGGGTAGTCACAAAGCTATTGTAAACGCTACTGTAACGCACTCTTCTGGCAAGTATTCAGCACAGATCGCTTCTCACATCTCTTCGAGGTGTGTAGTTGAGTTCGATGTTGAAAACCCGCTTCTCAGAACGTTAGATCAACTTGGAGTCATAAACCCACTATCTGTTGCGTGGGAGTTGGTACCTTTCTCCTTTGTCGTAGATTGGTTTATTCCGATCGGCAGCTTCATCTCCGGAATCGTCCCTCCGCAAGGAGTGAAATTTCGGAGAGGGTATGTAACAACCAAAGCATCAGGCGTCATCTTGAATAAGACGACGATCCCCCCAGCTGGGCCACTCGGTTACGTCGCCACAAGCGAGCAAACCGAAGTGTTTAAGCGTAGGACTGTTCTCACGAACTTTCCCCGCTACCATCTGGTTGTCCCTGACCTCTCTCTTCAGAAGGGTCAGATAGCATCCGCTTTAGCGCTCATGACTCAGGCCCTTATCAAGCCTTAGTGAAGTGCTTTCGGAACATCCCTTTCAACTCAACCTGGAACATATAAATGTCCGCAATCGCCAATATCGTCATCAATGACGGTCAGTCGACCCCTGTCGCACATACGTTCGCGCCTGCGCGCACGTCTGCTGACTACGCGCTTCTTGAGGATCGTGCAGCCGGTGTTTACATCGGCTACAACAAACTCACGATGATGCTGGAACGACCGAAAGGTCAATCCCGTGACGCGTCACGCAATCTCAAGCTCGTGATCCGTGTGGAGACGCCGAAGCTCGAAAACGTCACAAATTCGACGATTTCGGGTATCGCTCCGGCTCCCACCATCAGTTACCGGCCTATGGCTGAACTGACGGTCACTCTTCCCGAGCGCTGTTCGTTGCAGGACCGCAAGGACCTGCAAGCTTATGTGAAGAACGTGCTTTCCAACACGTTTGTCACAGACGCTTTCGAGCGTTACGAGTTGCCTTTCTAACAACTCGTTCGTTCTAACTAACAGGAGTGCGTTATGCGTATGCAAAAGCGCGTCGAGGCCCGTAAGGGGTTCGACTCTCTGTCTCTCGCCTCACAAGTGTATGAAGCGTTGGACACACCGAAATCACTCGCCTGCTATCTCATGCTCAAATACAACGAGCATGACCAGCTTGCGACTGCTAAGGTGTGTCCTTCCGATTACACCGACCACGCGAGTTTCTTCTCCGACCTTCAGAGCGTAAAGTTACTGGCTAAATACCCGTACCTTAAAACGACCCGGGATCGTCGGGCTGTTGCCCTTAAGAAGTTTCTTGCGGCTGAAGAACAATGCCGTTTGACTAACGAGCGTCTAAGGGAAGCTTCCTGCTGTAATAGCAGCGTTGCGAGCGTGATTTTTCGCGCGCAGCGTAAAATAGCTTCTATCTTAGGGCCCGTGCCGTCTTATGAGTCATTGGACTTCAGGTTCGGTCCTGGAGCGAGCTTCGGCACACGGGGGGATACCTCCGTTTACCGAAAGGTGGACGTTACCGCCTTACAGAGTACCTACGACTTGTCTGCTGAACTTGGCGATTTCCTCGCCGAGTTCCCGGGCTGGATTGAGAACCCAGCTACGGTTGAACTCGTTCAAGGCAGCGAGCTCACGTTCGTCCCAAAGGATGCGAAAACCGACCGCCCTATCTGTATTGAGCCGTTGCTAAACGGCTTATATCAGTTGGGCGTAGGCTCGCATTTGAAGAAGCGTCTTCTGCGTTTCGGAATTGATCTTAGAGATCAAACAATCAACCAAAAGTTGGCTGGTTCCGCTCAACGTCTCGGTCTTGCGACCGTGGACTTTGAGAGCGCAAGTGACACTATCTCCTTCAACACTGTCTTGGAGCTCTTACCGATTGATTGGTTTGAGTTCCTAAACATAGCGAGGTGTTCTCGTTATCGACTTGAGAATAGCTGGTTTAATTTCCAGAAATTTTCGAGCATGGGTAACGGTTACACCTTTGAGCTGGAGACGCTCATCTTCTACGCAATTGCGAAAGCATGCGCCGAAGAGCTAGATGTCCCAACCTGCGAAGGTGAGGACATTCATGTTTACGGGGACGATGTAATCCTCCCAAGTGCCTTATATGACCTTTTCTGTGAGGTCACGAAGTATTTAGGCTTCACCGTGAACACGGAGAAATCCTTCACAAGAGGAGTTTTCTATGAGAGCTGTGGAGCAGACTACTTTGATGGGACTGAGGTTCGCCCTTTCTTTTTCAAAAGGAAGGTTGATAATATCACCGGAGCTTTTTATGCTCACAACACGATCCGATCGATCCGCGAGAAAGCCTGTAGACCCGGAAAGGGCCATGAAACGGGCGTTTATTCGCGCCGTTACAACAGTCTTACTCGCATCTGCGACCGGATTGTCCGTACTGTACCTGAACATCATCGATGCTTTGGTCCAGCACACCTTGGAGACGCGTTCTTCCACGCGGGACAAGACACCATCCTTGCCAGCGCAAGTGCCAAGCGGCACAAGTTCTGGTGCGGGTGGGTCTTGAAGGGCTTCGTTGAGAAACCCTTCATTGTCCGCAAAGACGAATGGCCGAGGGCTTATGCCCTCTACCATGCGCAATTCCTAGGCGGTGACGCTGACCCAGCTTCCGCTGGGTACGCTATTCGTAATCGATCTAGACCTCAAAAGATTACAATCTTCGTTCCGACTTCCGTCGGATTGGAGTTGTAAGCGTGAGACTCTCGTGCTGGGAAGCACGGAGGCCCTGACTTCGGTCAGTTAACCTATTACAGGTGGAGGCGGCAGAGCCGCATAATAGAAGGTAGTAACCCTTCATTGTCCG